CTGCCGCAGACCCACGCGAACCTGGTGGCGCTGCTGTCCTGCGTCGAAGGCGTCTTCTCCAATGCGATGGACTACGTCCCGGCGCTCGGCGATGCGCACGACCACATGCTGTCCGCCTGCCTCGCGATGGACGGAGTGACCGCTCCCGACTACCCGGCAATGTCGCTCAGCCGGCGCGAGATGCGCGACGAGGAAGAGATGATCGAGCGGCGCAGGGGTGGCGAATGAGCGCCTACATGCACCCCGACACCGCCCGCGCGCTGCTCGAGCAATCGCGGGCCTACACGCAGCGCCGGCGCGCCGAGCGCAAGCGGGCCCGGGAAGTCGAGCAGCTGTTCGCCGAGTTCCGCCGCATCGGTTTCGGGCCCGAGGCCGCGCGCGAGCTGGCGGTCATCCAGTCGGGGAGCGCGGCGTGATCACAAGCAACAGCACGCGCCACCGCGGCGCACGCCTTGACTACATCCGCCCGTCGCCGCTATCCAGCATCGCACGCGCGCTGCGCCGCGCCGTTCTGCTGCGCTGGTATCGGTGGCAGCTGCGCTGCATCGCCGAGGAGCGGCAGGGCTACGAAGCCGCGGGCGTGATGCTCGGCGTCGAGTACCTGAAGAACTGCGAGTTCCAGACGCGCGTGCTGCGCGGCCGGATCGCGTTTCTCGAATGTGACCTGTGACCAATCCAACTCTCCAACTGGAGGAATGATGAACGCACCCGCCCAACTCTCGCAGGTCGCTGCCGCGGCACAGACCGTGACCGCTCCGGCCTCGGATTTCGATCGTCTGATGCAGCGCAGCTTCACGCCACTCGACCTGCTGCAGGACGAGAACTTCGACAAGCTGTGGCGCATGGCCGAAGCGCTGGCGAACAGCGCGCTGTCCGTTCCCAAGGAACTGAAGGGCAACATCGGCGACTGCCTCGCCATCGTCACGCAGGCAATGATCTGGGGCCTGAACCCGTTCGCCGTCGCGCAGAAGGCGCACGTGATCAACGGGAAGCTCGGCTACGAGGCCCAGCTGGTCAACGCCGTCGTGATGCAGTCCGGCGCGATCCGCGGGAGCTTCAGCTACGAGTACGAAGGCGACCGCTGCCGGGTCGGCGCGGTGCTGCGCGGCGAGACTCAGATCACTTGGGGAGAGTGGTTGTCGGCCGCGTCAGTGCAGGTGAAGAACAGCCCTCTGTGGAAGGTCAACCCGAAGCAGCAGATGGGCTACCTGCAGGTGAAGAACTGGACGCGCGCTTTCTGCCCTGGCGCGCTGCTGGGCATCTACACCGCCGACGAGCTCGAAGGCATAGAGGGCGCGATGTCGCCATCTGCCGTGGTCGAGTCGCTGTCGAAACTGCCGTCCCTGCCGGCCTACCCGCAGGCCGACTTCGACAAGAACCTGCCGGCGTGGCGCGACGTGGTCGAGTCCGGCAAGAAGAAGGCCGCCGACCTGCTGGCGATGCTGTCGACGAAGGCGACGTTCAGCGAAGAGCAGCGCGCGAAGATCCTGGCGCTTGGCAATTCTCCGGCCGCCGCGCCGGTGCCGACCGCCGATCCGTTCGTCGCCGACATGGAAGCCGCCGAGCGGCAGGATGGCCAACAGTGAAGATCCAAGAACTGCAACAAGGCTCGCCCGAGTGGCTGGCCTACCGGGTCGGCCACTTCAACGCCTCCGACGCGCCGGCCATGCTCGGCGTCTCGCCCTACAAGACGCGCGACCAGCTGCTGCGCGAGATGCACACCGGCATTGCCGAGGCGGTCGACGCTGGCCAGCAGAAGCGCTTCGACAACGGCCACCGGCTGGAAGCTCTTGCCAGGCCGCACGCGGAGAAGATCGTCGGCGAGGATCTCTACCCGGTAACCGGGTCGAACGGCCGGCTGTCGGCCAGCTTCGACGGGCTGACGCTCGACGAGACGCGCGGCTTCGAGCACAAGGCGCTGAACGCTGAACTCCGCGCCGCGTTCCGCGCGATCGCCGACGGCGACGGAACCGAGGCGCTTCCGCTGCACTACCGCGTCCAGATGGAGCAACAGATCTACGTCTGCGGTGGCGATCGCGTGCTCTTCGTCGCCAGCGAGTTCGATGCCGACGGCAACCTGGTGGAGATGCACTACGTCTGGTATGAGCCAGACGCCGAACTGCGCGCGCAGATCCTGCGCGGCTGGGACCAGTTCGCCGCCGACCTTGCGGCCTACAAGTTGCCGGAGCCGGAGCCCGTCGCCCCGGTGGGCCGTTCGCCGGAGACGCTGCCGGCGCTCGCCATCGAGATCCGCGGCCAGGTCGTCGCCAGCAACCTGCCAGCGTTCAAACAGACCGCGCTGGCCGCGATCCGCTCGGTGAACCGAGACTTGCAGACCGACCAGGACTTCGCCGACGCCGAGAAGGCGGTGAAGTGGTGCTCCGAGGTCGAAGACAAGCTCGCCGCAGCGAAGCAGCACGCGCTGGGCCAGACCGCCAGCATCGACGAACTGCTGCGCACGATGGACGACATCAGCGCCGAGGCCCGCCGCGTCCGGCTCGACCTCGACAAGCTGGTGACGAGCCGCAAGCAGCAGCTGAAGGAAGGCGAGGTCGCGAAGACGCGCGCCGCGCTGGCCGAGCACGTCGCCGCACTGAACGCCGAGATCGCGCCGGCCACGCTGCGGCCGGTGCCCGCCGACTTCGGCGCCGCGATCAAGGGGCTGAAGACGATCGACAGCGTGCGGTCGAAGCTCGACGCGGCGCTGGCGGCAGCGAAGATCGAGGCCAGCGGCCAGGCGCAGGCGCTTCGGGCGAACCTGGGCGCCTACAAGCTGACGGCGGCCGATGGCTTCGGTTTCCTGTTCCCGGACCTCGCGCAGCTGGTGCACAAGGCCGCCGACGACTTCCTCGTGCTCGTTCAGTCGCGCATCAGCGCACATCGCCAGGCCGAGGCGGAGAAAGCGGAGCGCCGGCGCCGCGAGGAAGAGGCGCTCGCCGAGCAAAAGCGGCAGGCAGAAGCTGCGCGCGCCGCGGCTGCGCAGCAGGCATCCGTCGCGCCGGCCGCGCCGCAGGAGCAGGCCGCCGCCGTGCCCGCGCTGGTGCAGAGCGTCGTTCCGGTCGCGCTGCCCCAGGCGCAGCGCGCCGACGAGCCGGCGACGCTGAAGCTCGGCACGATCTGCGAACGGTTGGGATTCACGATCACCGCGGTGTTCGTTGCGGAGTCGATGGGCATCTCGCCGAAGACCGATGGCGCGTCGAAGCTCTACACCGAGCGCCAGTTCCACGCGATCTGCGAGCGGCTGGTGACGCGCATCCGCACCGTGCAGGCCAGCAATGCGGCCAGCGAGCGCTCGGCGGAGGCTGCGTGATGGCCACGACCGAGCCAGAAATCTGGGTCGTCGTCTGTGAGAACGACAAGGCGCACCCGCGCTGGGGTGTCGATCCTGGCGGACCGATCGTGCACGAGACCTACGTGCGCAGCGCCAGCCGCGACGCAGCGGCGGCCCGGGCCAAGTCCATGAGTGACTACGGATCCTGCCGCATCGCACGCCTCGTGTTCGAGGACGAGCCAACCACCACCGCCACCAACCTCGGAGCCTGACCAATGTTCCAGATCGAGCCGAAGTGATCACGAAAGCCAAGCACACGCCAATGCCATGGCGCCTTGAGATGCGCGGCGACGTGTGGAGCGTCATCGGCGCTGGCGAGCTGCCGATCTGCACCTTCCCGCCGACAGTTCCCGAACTGGCCGAGGAGCAGATCACCAACATGAACCTGGTGAAGGCCGCGCCGGTGCTGCTTGACGCGCTGGTTGCGCTGCACCGCATCTGCCGCGACTGCGATCTGGAGCACGAGGCAGAGCGGCCGACCGAAGAACAGTACGCGGCGGCTATGGACGCTGCGGAGGCAGCCCTGGCTGCTGTAGGACCCAACGCCCGAACTCAGCCGCCGCCGTAGGCGGTCGGCTGGAGTGAAGTGTTAGGCCCCAACGCTTCGACGCGAACCGACAAGGAGAACTTGACAAATGGAATTGCACCCCAACACCGCACGCAGCGCAGCGCGCAAAGCGCTCGGGTACTCGCAGGCCTTTGATGGCAAAGGCATCAATTGGCAAAGTGATGAACCGTGGCCGCACCGCATCGAGCTGGCGCAGGCGCTTGACTGGATCACGGACGTTGGTGCAATGACGCTGAACTTGGCTGACCGCTTGGAAGCGGCAGAGGCTGCGCTGCTGGACTGCGCGCGCAAGGCCGAGGCGCTGAAGCGAGACTGCGGCGCCGACCCCGAGGGCGCGCAGGCTGTGCGCAACGCGCAGTACCAAGCGATCAGCACTGCCGCGCATGTGGCGCTCGGGACGATTCGCGGGCCTTCGTGGGATTTGCGCATGCCGAAAGAAGCGATTGCGATGCTCTGGAACTCGCTGCCGATTGACATGGAGGCGGAGGCCATCGTGTCGTTCGTGCGCGGCGTGGAGCGGTGGCATGGCTTGGCGCCTAACGTTTGAACTCAGCCGCACGCCCGACCAGTGCAGCGAACAGGACCACCGGCGCCGGGCGTGTCGGTTGGAGTGAAGGGTTAGGCCCCAACGTGGAGAACAAGATGGACGACGATGACCTGATGCTGACGCTGCACAACCTGCTGGAAAGCCTGGAGAAGGCGCGCGGCGTGAACGCGGCTGGCGCGCACGACTTACTGGCCGAGCTGCTTGAGCAGGCGGCCGAAGAGCGCGGTGCGTTTCTGGCCGAGGCGACGCTATGAGAACCACGGCCTGGCTCAACAAAAAGTACGGCACGCTGCACCACGCAATGCCAGAACCGCCGGACCAAGAGTTGCGCGATGAGCTGATGCCGCTGTGCGACCAAGAGGCAGCGGAGGCGGTGATCTACGCACGCGGCGCGGCGCTGAAAGAGGCGTGCGACGAGATCAAGAGGCTACACGGCGAAGCTGGCGTGCTGCGGACTTGGATCAAGGCCGCGCTGGTGCCGCTGCAGTCCATCGCGGACCTTGAGGACTTCGAGGATGGCGGCGATGGCATGAACGCGCTGATTGCCGCTGGCCGTGCCGTTGGGGCCTAACGTCGAAGCTAAGCGGACCGTGACGGCCCGCGCGAAAGGATGAGCATGGAACAAGAGCAGCAGGCCGGCACGGGTCCGCTTGAGCGCCCAGTTAGGCCGCTGGTCGAAAGACTGCGCGAGGCCGCGTGCGCCATGGACGTGAACATGGATTGGCCGCTGATGGAGGAGGCGGCAAATGCCCTGGAACGAGTGATCGAAGACCGCGCCCGCTTCCCGG